CGAAAATGCCTAACTACCCTAACCTACAGAGGTGACAAAGAGAGAGGTCAATATATAATTCAAAAAAAATTTCTGAGGTATACAAAAAAATTTCTGAGGTATTTTTCATGTCCCCATTACTTTTTCCCTTTAAGATTCTGAGGTTCTTTGTGTTTGTGATTGTGGGTGCCATTCTAGTCTCAGTGATATCTCCCAATGAGATGAGTGAAAACCCCCCACAGCGTGTGGAGAGGTCATATTGACACTCTCTAAATATGGGAGTATAATAGTAAGTGAAATGGAGTTAGTATTTAATGGCTAAAGGATTTACTGTAAAGGCATCTAAACCTAAAAAGAGCAAAAAGGAAAAGATAGAGTGGGACTATGAGAATATTAAAGAGAGATGGAGAGGGAAGCGAATAGTCTTCTGCATGCCTGGTAGGGGTGTCTCCTTTACATTCCTAAAAAACTTTGTGCAGTTGTGCTTTGACATGGTACAGAACCAAATGAGTATTCAGATATCACAAGACTACTCCTCTATGGTAAACTTTGCAAGATGTAAGTGTCTAGGTGCAAATGTACTCAGAGGTCCTGATCAGGTTCCATGGGATGGAAAACTAGATTATGACTATCAGTTATGGATTGACTCTGATATAGTCTTTAACACTGAGAAGTTCTGGCAATTGCTTGACATGGCTCTCCCAGAAGAAGCAGTTACCTCAGAACCCATCTATGAAGATGTCAAGGATGAGAAAGGAGAAGTGGTACTAGGAGATGATGGAAAACCTAAGACTAAACTTACAGGTATTAAGCAGACTATAGATCCTGAGAAGGAGCGACCTATTGCAGCAGGTTGGTATGCTACTGAAGATGGTAGAACTACCTCTGTGGCACACTGGTTAGAGGAAGATGACTTCAGAAACAATGGTGGGGTCATGAACCATGAAATGGTAGAGGGCATCTCCAAGAGAAAGAAACCCTTTACAGTTGACTACACAGGTTTTGGATGGGTGCTCATCAAGAAAGGTGTATTTGAGCATAAGGATATGAAGTATCCATGGTTTGCTCCTAAGATGCAGTTGTTTGAGTCAGGAGCAGTCCAAGACATGTGTGGGGAAGATGTAAGTTTCTGCTTAGATGCTATGGATGCTGGATTTGAAATCTGGTGTGATCCTAGAATCAGAGTAGGGCATGAGAAGACTAGGGTGATCTAATGGTTATTACATTCTTTGCAATTCTACTAATACTTTTCATATTATTAGTATATCTCACTTATTATAATCCACACAGATGAACAAAATAGAAACAAGACCTAAGAAGACCAGACAGGGCAGAGGTAAGCATTCCAAGTATTCTGCCAGTTCTAGAAACAAACCTAGAAAGAGATACAGAGGTCAGGGAAGGTGAAAAATCCGCGAAAAACCTCGTTTCTCTATAAACTATGATATCCATGATAGTGTGGGCATATTTGATAGTTCTGATAATATGCCTGATAATCATAGCAATGAGGGACAAAATAAAGTAAATAGTAATGTATCACGAAGGAGGGGAAAATGAAAAGCATAGAAGACCACATCCAGAAGGATAAAGAGATCCTTGCTGACCCTAAACTATCAGAACCAATGAGAAGACACACATTGGAGGAACTGCATGATTTAGAGGTCTATGTAGACCACCATCATGAAGAGATAGAAGCAGGTGATCACCATGATCCTAATGTTCTAGAACTATTCTGTGAGATGCATCCTGATGAACCAGAATGTTTAGTATACGATGACTGAATTTTTAAGAGAAATAACCAATGATAAGTTGGTGCCAAAGGTGAAAACTGAGTCTAAACATAATGACTTATTTGAGTCTGAAGAGACTGAAGAAGATGAAATTTATGATGATAAGTCATAATACAAATTTACTGTAATAAATAAACCTAGATTATAGTAAATGCGTGCCAGTACAAAGACTTAGTAGAGGATTTAAAGACCTAAGTGCTAGTTTTCAGACTAATCCACTTAGTAATGATCTCATACAGCTAAAAAATGAGTCTGCAATAGCACGCTCAGTTCGCAATCTAGTATTAACCATACAAGGAGAAAGACCCTTTCAACCAACTCTTGGTACAGGGGTCAATAATCTTTTGTTTGATAATATGGATAAGTTAACTGCTTCTTCCATTCGTTCTGAATTAAGAACTACCATTGAAAACTATGAGCCTAGAGTAGAGATTAATGAAATAATAGTTGAACCAGATTTTGAAAGAAATGCCTTTCATGTGACTCTACAGTACTTTATTATTGGTATGGATGTGCCAGAACAAGAACTCACCTTTGCATTAGCACCCACAAGATAAATGCCTTTAGTTAACTTTAGCAACGTAGATTTTGATGAAATCAAAGAGTCTCTTAAGGACTATTTGAGAGCTAACTCCAACTTCACTGATTATGACTTTGAAGGATCTAATCTATCTGCAATCATAGACACCCTAGCATATAACACATATATCTCATCATATAATGCTAATATGATAACCAATGAGGTTTTCATTGATAGTGCCACTCTCAGAGAGAATGTGGTATCTTTAGCACGCAATATTGGTTATGTACCTAGATCTAGAAAGGCAGCAGTAGCAGATGTATCATTCAGTGTAAATGCTTCAAATACAAATGCAGTCACATTAACTCTTAAAGCAGGTATTGTATTGACTACATCATCTCAATTTGGTGGGAATAGTTATACTTTTTGCATTCCTGAGGATATAACTGTGCCTGTAACATCAACTGGAGTGGCATTTTTTACAAATATTAAGGTTTATGAAGGAACTTTCATAACTCAGACCTTTACAGCAAGTTCTAGAAACCCAAATCAGAGATATATTCTTCCAAATGTAGGAATTGATGCAGATTTAATCAGAGTTATAGTAAAAGATAATGAAGCTTCTAGTGTAAAAGACAAATATTCAAGATTTTCTAGTCTTTTTGGGGTAGATTCATCTACAATGTTGTTCTTTTTACAAGAAATAGAGAATGAAAGGTATGAAGTAATGTTTGGAGATGGAGTTTTTGGTAAAAAAATTGAAGAACCTAACTTTGTAGAGGTAAGTTATGTAGTTTCTAATGGTGAAGCAGCAAATGGACTCAATAATTTCAGTTTTTCTGGTAGATTAGTAGATAATAGTGGTTCATCTGTGACCAGTGGAGTGTCTTTAGTGTTCACAAATTACCCATCATCAGGTGGAAGTGCTATAGAAAGCATAGAATCTATCAAAAAGTATGCTCCACAGATATATGCATCACAAAATAGAGCAGTTACAGCAGCAGATTTTGAAGCTTTAGTGCCTAGAATCTATCCAGAAGCAGAATCTGTGTCTGCATATGGTGGAGAAGAGTTAGTTCCACCTGCTTATGGTAAGGTTTTTATCAGTGTTAAACCTTATAATGGTGTATTTTTGTCTAGAGCAGTCAAAGAAAACATTAATAGAGAGTTAAGAAAGTATTCTTGTGCAGGAATTATTACAGAAATACTAGATTTAAAGTATTTGTATGTGGAAACTGAGTCAACTGTATATTATGATACAAGTAAAGCAGCATCTCCAGATGGCGTAAAGAATATAGTATTAGATAATCTTGTAAAATATGCTAATTCCACTCAATTAAACAAATTTGGTGCTAGATTTAAGTATAGTAAGTACTTGGGAGTGGTTGATAACAGTGAAGGTGCAATTACTTCTAACATAACAACTGTGTTTATGAGAAGGGATATGGAACCTAGCTTAAATACTTTTGGAGAATATGAAATTTGCTTTGGAAATGAGTTTCATATAAAGAATACTAATGGATATAACATCAAATCATCAGGTTTCTTTGTAAGTGGTATTAGTGATTGTCTATATCTTGGTGATCTTCCTAATGCAGACAGAGCAACTGGAACAGTTTTCTTGTTTAAACTAGCTGCTCCTACCCAACCAGTGGTAGTAAAAAGAGGGATTGGTATAATAGACTACATACATGGAGAGATTAAGTTGAATCCTATCAATATTATCTCTACAAAATTGACTAGAGGAGTGCCTGGTGCAGAGGTTCCTCTAATTCAGATCTCAACATCTCCTCATTCTAATGATGTTATTGGATTACAGGATCTTTATTTGCAACTAGATACTAGTAACAGCACTGTAACCATGATTCCTGATGAAATATCCTCTGGTACAAATACATCAGGATCAAGTTATAAAGTAACTTCTAGTTATGCTAATGGATCACTTGTGAGAGGCACTCCTCACATTGCTGGAACCTCAGAAGGAACATTGAATGTATCTACACCAACCCCTACATCTAGTGTTACAACTACAGTAGGAAGCAGTGGAAACACTACCACAACAACTCCAACAATGACAACACCTAGCACATCAACAACACCAAGTGCACCAAGTGCTCCTAGTGGAGGAGGTGGTGGTGGATATGGATCAGGATACTAATACTAAGTCACAATAATGACAATAGAAACTAAGATCAAATTTCAAGATATAGTTGAAAATCAAGTGCCACGTTTTGTGCGTGATGATTTTCCACTTTTACCTGATTTTTTAAAATCTTACTATGTTTCACAAGAAGTTCCTGGTGGAACTCTCGATTTAATACAGAATCTTGACAAATATGTAAAGGTAGATGAGTTATATGGATTAAAAACTAATACAATTTTGAGTGAAGACCTTACTCAAACATCAAGTGTAATAAAAACACAGGCTGCAGGTAACTTTACAGTAGGTTTTCCTGATAAAAATGGATTAATTAAGATAGATGATGAAATTATATTCTATGAGACTAAGACAGATAGCAATTTTGAGGGGTGTAGAAGAGGTTTTAGTGGCATTACAAGTCATATTGGGTCAAATACACCAGACAAACTGGTATTTTCCTCCTCAGTAGGTGCTGCACACACTGATGGTGCTGTAATTGAGAACTTGAATATACTATTTTTGCAAGAATTCTTCAAAAAAGTCAAAACTCAGTTTGCACCAGGCTTTACAGATAGACCTTTTGCTCCAAATGTAGACCAAAGAAACTTTATTTTCAATAACGAGAGCTTCTATAGTGCTAAAGGAACAGATAGTGCTTTTGAAATACTCTTTAAAGCACTCTATGCTGCTGATGTAGAGGTGGTGCATCCAGACAAATACCTGTTTCGTCCATCAAATGCTGACTATAAGATAACTAAAGACTTTATTGTTGAGACAATTAGTGGTGATCCACAGCAGTTAACTAACCTTACACTCAATCAGAACTCAACTGGAGCAAGAGGTACTGTAACTAATGTAGTTCCTATATTATATGATAAGAATCAATACTATCAAATAAGCATTGATTCTGGTTTTTCTAGAGATATTAGTGTAAAGGGAACTATTTTTAATGAATTTAGGGTAAATCCAAAGACCAAAATTACAAATCCCATCAGTATTGGTGGAACAATTCTTGATGTAGACTCAACTTTAGACTTTCCAGACACAGGAAAGTTGATTATTAAGGATATTGATGATAATCCAGTGTCTTTAGCATATACTGGCAAGTCTATAAACCAATTTTACAACATTACAGGTGTTAATAATACCTTTAAAGAGGCAACTGACATAAGATTGGATGATTATTCCTTTGCTTTTGTTGGAGTTAGCACTGATGATCAGATACAAGTCAGAATGAGTGCTGCTTTACAGGATATTGAGTTCAAAGAACCAAATAATTCATATGAAATTGGTGATATTATCAAACTTCAGTCATTAGGAGTAGAATCTAAGATTGAAAAAGCAGCAAATTTCACTTATAATGTTAAAACTAACTGGCAAATTGCTGAAATTCAAATTATTGATGAGGAACAAAGAAAATATACACTAATTACCTTTGATGAGCAATATTTAAGAATAGGACATAAGATTACTTTGACAAGTAATGATACAATTCCTGTTGTAGTCACTGGAACAGTATCTCAGGTCACTTCTGCAACCTCTTTTGAGGTCTTATTGTCAGATGTCATCTCACTACAAAGAGTTTGGACATTTGAAAATCAAATTTTAAAGGGAAATTCATCAAAATACCCATATTTGAATGATTTTATTGCAAATGTACAAAACAGTTACATATTAACTGATACTAAAGATGTCTTAGTTGCTTCTAATTCACTTCCTAATTATGCAAATAAGGAAACTAATCCATATGATAGAAAAATTACCTTCACTGGTAGGTTAGTTAGCACTGAAACTATACCTTTAACCACTACAACTGATCATGGGTTCTATACAGGTGATGCAATTTACTATAAAGCTGGTATAACCAATGTTCAAAGCACCACTGCTGATGGTATAACCTTTAATACACCTGTTGAGAGTAGATTTAACAATATAGAGGATGGTGTCTTCTATGTAAGAAGAGTTGATGCCAATAATATTAAACTAGCACGTAGTAAAGGTGACTTATATACAGATGTATATGTTGAATTTACTGGAGATGTTGCAGATAATGAATTTATATACTTTGATTTTTATCAAAAGAGATTAGAACCTCAAGAATTGGTTAGACAAATACTTCCACCTGATAATAAAGGTGGAGTTTATGAAACTGAACCAGGATTTACTGGTATTCTTAATAATGGTGTTGAAGTTTTAAATTACAAGTCTCAAAATAGCACTATTTACTATGGTGATGTATTATCTTTCCAAGTAAAGAGAGGTGGATATAATTATGATGTGGTAAATCCTCCTTTATTGGTGGTGAATGATACCGTAGGAACTGGAGCTACTGGAATTGTTGCTACAGAGGGTGCATTTGAGAGAATAGAGGTAATTGATCAAGGATATGACTATGTTGACACACCAACCATCTCTATAACTGGTGGTAATCCTACCTCTGTTGCAAAAGCAGAAGCAAATATGGTTGCAATAAACCATATACTTCCTTTTAACAGCGGTGAAGACTCTGGTGGTGGTAATGGTGTCCATTTATCAAATGATACCATTGGATTTACTACTTTTCACAAATTTAGAGATGCTGAAAGAGTAATTTATGATAATGGTGGTCAAACTAATGTTGGTGGTATGACCACTGATTCCAGATATTATGTTTCAGTAGTAGATAACTTTAAAATCAAACTTCACAATACTGAATCAAATGCTATAGCTGGAACTGATCCTATTGATTTAACTTCCTATGGAGTTGGAAGACAATTTATCAGATCGTTTGGAGTAAAAAGAGTTGTTTCAAGTATAACTGTCACTGATTCTGGTAGTGGGTATCAAAACAAGAAAAGAACCATTGGTTCTGCAGGAATTATAACTTCTACAGATAGTATTAGTATTAAAAATCATGGATATCTTGAAAAAGAGATAGTTAGATACACTGCACCAGCAACAGGTGATTCAGTTACTGGATTAGCAGAAAATAAAGACTATTATGTTGTAAAATTAAGTGATAATGAATTTTCACTGTCTGAAGTTGGAATAGGATCAACTGGAGTTGACTATTATTACAATAATAGAATATTTGCTAAGTTGTCAAAGACAGGTGGTGGATCATTTAACTATCAACCAATATCTGTTACTGTTGAAGGAACTATTGGTGTTTCCACCAGATCTGGTGGACAGAATTTCAACGCTGTTTTACAACCAATTGTAAGAGGGCAAGTATCATCTGTTGATTTGACATCTGCAGGTGTTGGATATGGTGCTTCTGAAATAATTAACTTTAACAGACAACCAGTTATTACTTTTGAGAATGGTGAAGCTGCTCAAGCAGAACCAATTATCAATAATGGTAAAATTGATAGTATTTTAATTAAAAATTCAGGAAGAAATTATTGGGCACCACCTGATGTAACCATTAAAAGTAGCACAGGAAACTATGCTCAGTTAACTGCCATAACAGATCCAACCACTGGAAGAATAAATGAAATTAAAGTGATAAAAGGTGGTTCAGGATATGTTAATGGTCAAACTGATATTATAATAACTGCACCAGGATTAACTGCTCAAGTAGATGCACAAATTCATCCATGGCAGATAAATTTATTTGAAAGAAACTTAATAAACATAGGAAGTGATGATGGAATAATAGAAGAGAATGCAGATCATACATCTTTACAATATGGACATCTTTATGCACCTCGTCCATTAAGAGAAGCAACATATGCTGTTGCTGGAGAAGCAGAGGATAACACCCTGTATGGTACCCCAGATCTAGTCAGAGATGCTGAATCAGGTGTTGAGGTGTCTAGTGTCAATCACTCACCAATTCTTGGTTGGGCATATGATGGAAACCCAATATATGGACCTTATGGATTTACTAACAATGATGGTAGTGGATCTATTGTTGAAATGAAGTCTGGTTATGAATTAAAACCAAATGAAACTAACAGACCACCACTTTCTCTATATCCAGCTGGATTTTTCACAGAAGATTATCAATTTATTGGAAATGGTGATTTAGATGAACATAATGGTAGATTTGCCATAACACCAGATTATCCAAAAGGAATCTATGCTTATCATGCTACTATAAAATCTCAGAATGATGCTACAGGACCTTTTGAGAACTTCAGAAGACCAGCATTCCCTTATTTTATAGGTGCAACTTTTAAGTCTAAACCTAATCCTTTTAATTTTGGTATTGAGTCCATTCAATCCAAATATGACATTATTAGTAATGGTTGGATAAGAAATACTAGAGATTATCATACTAATTCTGCTAGAAGTGGATATGATTATATTTTTAATTCTAATGATGTTAGAAAACAAACATTGGAAGTTAGTGAAGTTACTTTAGGTGAAGTTAATAAAATAGGAATCACTACAGGAGGAACAAATTACAAAGTAGATGATAAAGTTGTTTTTGATAACACAGGAACTGGTGGTGTAAATGCACAAGCTCTTGTTAAGAGAATTGGTGGTCAACAGGTTAATACAATTAGTCTTGCAACCACTAGTTTTTCTAATGTTGAACTTGTACCATCTAGATCATCCTCTTCATTTACTGGTATAGTAACTACACCTCATAATTTAATCAATGGAAGTATTATTAGAATAAGTGGATTATCAACTAATGTTAGTGGATTTCCTGATAATGCTGCATTTGGTGTTGGTGTTTCTAGTGAAGCATATACATTATCCAGTGATATGGTTGCTCAAACTGGTGTAGAATTTATTGATGTTATTGGTCCTTTAGGTGCAGAATCTTTAAGAGAAAATGATATTTTAGCAATTGATCAGGAAAGAGTAAAAGTTTTAGATATTCTACCAGAAAATGGACAACTTCGTATATTAAGAGCAGTTGATGGAACCACAGCAGGTGTTCACACTAATACTTCCATCCTGTATGAAGATCCTAGAAGGTTCATGTTTAGAACTCGTACTGGAATACAAACAATTACATCATTTAATATTAATTCAGAATTTTATTTTGATCCAGCTAATGTGGTTGGAACAGGAACTGCAAGGGGAGTTGGTATAGGAACTACAATTACTTTTACAGATGTAGTATCATCAGGAAATACACAAGCATTTGTTCCAACACAAAATTTATACTTTGAGGCACATGATTTCCAATTAAATGATGAGGTTGTTTATAAAGCAAATGGTGGAACACCTATCTTAGTATGGACAGGAGTTGCTGGTAATCCTTATGTCAATTTAGACACTTTTTCTAATCTTTTTGTTGTTCCTTTATCTCTAGACACTATAGGTATAGCAACAGGTAGAGTTGGTTTAGGTAGTGATTCTGATGGAAATTATGTAGGTGTAGATAGCACTGCTGTTCCATCAAGCCTATACTTTGTAAATCTTGGTGTTGGTAATACTCATAGTTTCACTACTAGACTTAATAATGTTATTACTGGAACCATAACACAAAATGTTGTTACTGTATCAACATCCTCTACACATCTTTTATCAAATAACGATACTGTATTTGTTTCAGTAAAACCAACAGACATAAAAACTGTAGAGGTCAAATATAATGATTTTAATAGAAGAATAGTTTTTGATCCTCAGAATTTTGTTGCTGGTGATGTTGATTTATCTTTAAGCACTATAAAAGTAACTCAAGGTGTGTTTAGTATTGGTGATAAAGTTATTCACACAGCATCATCACCTGCAGGTGGTTTGGTGAATGAAAGAATGTATTATGTCTTTCCCTATGATCAAACTAATATCAGACTGGTTGAAGAAAGAACTGAATTACAATCAAAAAATCCTAAGTTTGTAACCATAACAAGCACTGGTGCTGGCACTTTATCTAAAATTAATCCATCTCTTCTTCTTAGAAAGAATCAACAACTTAAGTTTGATGTATCAGACTCCTCATTATCATTTTCTGATGATGGAACAACATACTCTGCATTTAAACTTCAATTCTTTAAAGATAAGGAATATCTAGATGAATTTATAACCACTAAAAAGAATGATGCCTATGAAGTTAGATCTTCAGGAAGAATGGGTATTGACTCAGATGCTGTTGTCACAGTATCCATGACAGATGATGTTCCTCCTTTATTATTCTATAAATTTAGTGTCAATAACATAGACAGAATTACTACTATTAAGAATGAAATTAAAATTGATACTACAGTTTCTCAATTTAATCAAATTAATATACAACCAACTTATTATGATGGTAGTTATAAAGTCACTGGAATAGGAACCACAAGTTTTAAATATGATGTTCCATTCACTCCAGATGTAACTCAGTATGACCCAACTGTTGCAGATATAAGTTATGAAACCACATCTAAAACTGCTCAAGGTGCAGTGGTTGACTTTAGATTAAGGAGTGGTGGTCAGAACTATAGAAAACCACCTACAATCACTGGTGTTTCTGTTGGATCAACAGTTAGATCTGGTATAGGAAGTGGTGCTATATTAGTTGCTCAAACATCTTCTATTGGTCAGATAACTGGCACTAAATTAAACAATATAGGATTTGACTATCCTTCTGATAGAACTTTAAAAGTTATTCCTAACCTCCCTGATATTGTGGAGATTGATAGGTTAAGTTCTATTGATTATGTTGAGGTTACTTATCAAGGTCAAAACTATCCAGCTCCTCCTGATATAGTTGTTATAGATGGTTTTACCAAAGAGGTCTTAGGTGATGTTGATTTAGAGATGGTGTTAGGTGAAGATAGACTTAAGATAATTCAAAATACAGAAGGAATCTATAATGTAGAACCTAGAATAGTTCCTGTTGGAAATCCAAATGGAATTGGTATTAGAGACTTAACATATAGTAGTGATGGATCAGGCACAACAACAAATTTACCAAATACAGTTAGATTATTCTTTGATAGAACATTTAGTAAGGCAGAGGACTTTGAAAAAGGTGGATTTTCTGTTGGAGAGAAGTTCTTACTTGAAAATGTTAGTGTTGGTTTAGGTAGCACTGGTAGAGGATATAATTCAAAAGAATATGGATATAAATTATGGACTATTACTGCAGCTAGTGGTCAAATAGGTGGTGCTAATGCATTTATAGAGTTTGTCTTACCTGCAGAGGAATTAGTAGATAGAGTGCCAGGTGTAATGGTTCCAGCAGAGTCTGCTGCTAGAGTTGTATTGGAAAGTCATTTTCCTAGATTTAGAACTTTCTTAAAACAGAATCAATTCTTTAATGGTGAGACTGTTATTGATGAAATTGGTCAAACAGGTGTTATTGAAAGATGGAAACCAGAAAGTAATCAATTAACCATTTCAACTGAACAAGAACTTAGAATTGGATCCAAAATTACTGGACAAAGTTCAAGAGTATCTGCACTCGTTACAAGTAATTTAAATTTCCCTGCTGAAATCACAACTGGTGCTGGAACCACTGTAAATCATGGATTCCAATCTGATTCTGGAATGCTTAATAATAGTTTCCAAAGATT